GGCAGCGTCAGATGTGTATAAGAGACAGGGTGCGCGCCATGTGGCGGCTCTTCGAAAAGCACCCCCGTGGCACGGTTGGCGCGAGCTCCATTGAACAGTACTCCCCACGCATGGCCGACAACGTGACCGACACACCCCGCCACGGTTGCCCGCGAACATGGCCGCAAGCGCGTCAAGGAACGCCCGAACCCTGCTACGCGCTCCCGTCCCGCAGCCTGCGCCCGCCGCTATGTGCGGATGGGATCGACAAGGCCCCGGTCCTTGACCTCTTCCACTTGTACCATGCGCACAGCGGCGAGGAGATTTTCACCGGGTTCGCGTATCTGAACCGTCATGGCGGAACGGCCATGAAAGTGACCGTCATCCGCAGCCGTATTGCACGCGCGTCCCATGGCAAGCCGACAGCGCACCGCATTGCGTCTGCTCAAGCGCGCTGGGCGTCCCGAACGTTACGCGCGCATCCACGGCCTGACAATATCAGTCTTCGGGGGTGGGAACGTCCCACCCCCCGCCGTTAAAGTGTTATTGCGACAGCGCCATGCCCGAACCCGACGACATCCTGGCCGTGAGTGATGCGAACCCGGACGGGGGCGGCGTCAGTTGGTGGGTCTGAGGGCGTGAAAGTCGTCGGCTTCATCTACAGCCATTGGCAGCACCCCGTGCCTGATTCATTTCAGGCTCGCCACGCACGGCGCTGTGGAGCCGCGCAACTGTCGGGGCTATGTCGCGCATAATGGCATCACGAGGTTGGCCCGTCCGACTCCCGCAACATGGTGTGGATTGGGAGCGGATACGACAATCGCGTGTTCGACGGTCAGGGACTAGTGGCGCTTATAACCCCCCACGGTTGCCTGAAGTGGCTTGAGGGTGACCCGATTGAACTCTCCCATGGCGTATGGGTGTCCAACATGTGGTGGGACGTCTGATAGATTTTTCGGGCGTGTCGCAAGGCGCGCCCTGATATAATAAACAATGAAATGAGGTAGAACAATGAATCCACTGGAGTATTTTCACGATAGAGTCGAAAAGTCGCTGAGCCGCCTAACCGATAGGGCGCTCAACGCCGGAATCGACGTGGTGGGCGACATAATCGTGTTCGACACCGTGGCGCCATACACACCAAATGACTATCGGAACGCGCTTGAAGCATGGCTGCGAGGACGCCACGACGTATGGCAGGAGCGCATAGACGAGTACAAGGCGAACCCGACGGGCAAGGCCCTCGCCACCATAGCCCGGTATGCAGTCACCGAACACACCCCCCACACCCAGAGCGACTTCGATGCCATCGTTGAATGCGCATACCGGCTCGCAATAGACGAAACGCTAATCGAAAACGAACTCGAAAAAAGGAGGAACGACAATGGCGAACGATAAACGACACGACGTGTTCAGCCGCATCGCCGCAGTGCAGCAGTCCGTGGAAGCGGTGAAACGCACAACCGAAGGATACGGCTACAAGTACGCCACGCTGGACAACGTTTGGCAGCTCGTCAAGAACAGCATGACGGAACACGGCCTAGGCTGGACCGCGGTATGCGCGAGCGAGATAGTCGGCGCGCAAACGGACATGCCAACCGTCTACAACACGCTGACCGTGGCCGTCTACGAGTCCGCTCACGAGTGGGAAAACCTCTTGGATATGGTCAAGCATGGCGAGGCGGTAAGCAGCAGCTACATGTATCCGGCGTCCGCCGCACAGCAGGTAGGCAGCTTCGAAACATACTATCGGCGCTACGGCCTAATCCACCTGCTTGGCCTCACAACCGTAATGGACGACGACGGCAAAACAGCCGCCCCCCTCCCCCATCCTTCCCTCACAGAAGAATTCAACTGAAAGGAAAAAACAAAATGGCTAACGACATGCTCGAAATCGAAGCAGTAGGCGAAATCCGATTCGTCCACATCAAAGACAAATACCAGTCCGACGCGGCGAAACAGCGCGGCATCGAACCGAACTACCAATTGCAACTCTCGTTCCCGAAGAACGGCGACGTGCATAAGGAGCTCGTCGCGGCGGCGAAACAGTTGGACGTGCGCGCCAACGGCGACAACCTCCGCTACAAGGACGGCGATTTAATCACCCTCAAGGACAGAACCCAGCCGCAGCGCGGCAAGTGGCTCGTCAACCTATCCTCGAAGTGGAAGCCAAGCATCGTTGACCAGAACGCCAACGACGTCGAACTGACCGAAGAGCCCGGCGACGGAACGCTCGCCAACGTCGCGTTCAAAATCGGCAGCACCAAGGAAGGACGTCTCGCCTACTTCCTGACCGGCGTGCAGCTGCTTCGCGTCGAAAAGAACAACACCCCCGCCCCCCACAAGTTCGGTGCGTACACCCAGCCGACCATCGACGACGAGGGCGCCGAAGAGCCGGAATTCTAGCCAGCCCATGAACGCGCCAATCCACTACAGCGACGACACGCTGATTGACGCGCTCACCACATGCATGAACATCAGCCAAGCCGCGAAGGCACTTGGAGTGTCGCGCGGCTGGCTGTTCCCACACGCGAAACGGTTGGAGCGCGAAGGCAGAATCCTGCCGAAATCAATCATGCCCGCATATTTCAGACCGAAGGAAAACAAATGACGAAACTCCTAGACACCCCCCCCTCCGATAGTCGGGCATCCACCATATTCAATGCGATGCTCAAACGCAACCTAGGCAGATGGGCCGAATACCATTCATACGAGAAACGCACCACAGCGAACGCCATCGCCTGCCATATCCGCAAACACCGCGTCGCATGGACCGAACCAAACGTTGACTACGCCGCGGTCACACGCCGCAAGCCTGACGGCACATACGCGGTATGGGTCAGCGCGGTACGAATCAGGGAGGGCGCAGATGCCGAAATTGAATAAACACAGAAACGAACCATTGGAGTCAGCCATCCAAACCCGTCTCATCAAAGTCTTGGAACAGCAAGGATGGTACGTGCAGAAAACCGAAGGACGCTCACGCAACGGATTCCCCGACGTGACCGCCATCGACACGCTCGGCAACGTATGGTTCATCGAACTGAAACGCACGGTAGGCAAGCCAAGCCCAGACCAATGCCGCGAACTCAAAGCGCTCGCCGAACACAACGCGAACGTCATGCTCCTATACGGCATGAAAGCCGTGGACACCGTGCTGTTTTACAAAAACTGGGTCGATTTGACGAACATGCACCACGAAATCCTCATCGTCGATTCGGAAGGGAAAATGAAATGGAAATGACATACCGCGTCTTCAAAGACCGCGAAACATGGCTCAAAGCCCGTGAGGAGACGATAGGCGCGTCCAGTCTCGCGCATTTCATCGCGACCGGACAACTGCCATCCACCCCGCCCGACGTTCCGGCCGTACAGTCGGCATTGCAGTTCGGCAGCATCTGGGAGCCAATGCTCGTCAAACTGTACGCCGAACACCTAGAACTCTCCATCGTCACCAAGAACACTCCCGTCGAAAAACTGGAGAACGGACAGCTCGCATGGTATGACAACAGCTTCTATACGGACGGGCGCCTGCACGTCTCATTGGACGCCGCATACCGCGACCATGGAGGCCTCCTGCACACCGTCGAAGTGAAGACAGGAAGCAAACCGTCATACGCGTTCCTCACCGCCGAACAGCGCAGCCAATACGCGGCCCAAGCGCAGATAGAAGCCCGCATGATGGACACGGACCATGCGGAAATCATCTACGCGCAACGCCCCCCGTCATGGGAGACGCTGGACGCCGAATACATCACCGAACGAATCAAGAAGACGCTGGACATCGTAATCGTCCCGGAAGTGATGGATATCGGCGCGTTGGAGAAGCATGCGGCGGAATACGAGCGTGCGGAACAGCCATCGGATACGGACAATGACGGACGGTGGATATTGGCCGAATTGCTGGAAGCGAAAGGCAAGTACGAGTCGTTGAAAGAAGAGCTCGCCACATGGCTGGACGGACACCCCGGCGAACGTGTGGCATGCGACGGACACGTCGCAAGACTGGCGGAAACGACGCGCACCACCACCGACTACAAGGCGTATTTCAGCCAGCATCCGGCCGACCTGACCCCGTTCAGGAAAACATCGACGACCACGCGTCTCAGCGTAGTGAAGGAGAGGAAAAATGCATGAGATGATGATGAACTGCCTGTACCTGCTCGCCACCATCCTGTCCGTGCTTGGCATCACGGCGGGCATCCTTATCCTCATCGGCATGGTCAAAGGCGTCATTGACGCCATCAGCCATCACGGGGGACATCATGAAGAGTAGCGTATCCGAATGGCTTGACGGCGACGCTTGGGCCGACATCGAGCAGATGCGCCAGCCCAAGCCGATACCCCCCGCCGAGAAGAAGAAGACCGTCACCCGGTACAAGGACATGACATCAGAAAAGGCGGAGCGCAAGCGGAAGCAGAAAAAGAGGTGGATAAACGCCCACCATGAGGAAATGCTTGAATACTGGATGCGGTACCGGCAGCAGCATCGCGAGGAAAGCAGGGAGGCATGCCGCAGGTGGCAGAAGAAGTTCAGTGAAGAACATGGCGTATGCTATCAGACTTGGCGCAAATGGAAGCAAACGCCTGAAGGACGCGAGCGCATAGCCGCATGGGAAGCCGAACACGGGAAGGAGACACAGTGAGGGCTTTCATCTTCGACGAGGCAGGAACAGGCAAAACGAAACGCAGCATGGACCTGTTGGACGATGCCGAACATATTCTCGTCATCTGTCCTGCGAGCGTCGTGAAGACCGTGTGGCTGCCGCAAATCAGCCAATGGTCGCACGGCAAGGCGCTGACCATCGAAGACTACCGCAAGCATGGTTGGCCGGAAGACCACCGTTTCCTCGTGGTGTCCTACAATATGGCAGCGAAGCTGGGCGAAGTGCCGGACGGTTTCAGCCTTATCGTGGATGAAAGCCACATGGTGAAGAATCCTAGGAGCGGACGTTCCAAAGTCGTGAAGGGCATCAGTGGCCTTGCCGAGGACGTGCTGATGATGACCGGCACGCCCGCTCCGAAGGATTTGGAAGACCTGTACGGGCAGACCGTCGTCATGTACCCGCACGCCAAGGACAGGATGGCCCTGTTAGGCGATTCATGGCGCACTCTAGGGGCTTTCAGGACGCGATACGGTGAACCATACACGATGAGCGTGCAAGGGCGCACAGTGGTCAAATACACGTACTCCAAGCCCATGGTCGCAGAAGCATGCCAGCAGCTGCAAAAACTCGTATTGGACATCCGACGCGGAGGCAACCCGCTGCCACAAGTCGAATGGCTTCCATCGCCCAAAACCGAACAGGAGGATATGGCGCTCGAACAGTGGACGAACACCCACCAACTCGCCGAAGACGTGTACGCGGCAAGCGCGAGCGCCGCAGCCGTCAAACTCGCCCAACTCGACGACGGCTTCGCATACAAGACCGAAGACCGGGGAGAATCCTACTGGTTCGGCGTGTCCAAACTCAAAACGGCATACGATGAAGCCAAGAGACGCGAAGACCAAACGCCACTGCTCGTATGGACACGGTTCAAAGCGGTAAGAGACGAAATCTACCGAACTTGGACGCCATGCACCGACGCGAAGACATTCCTCGCCATGACCGACCAAGAACGGGAAGGATACCGGCTCATAGTCGCCAACCCGCAATCCATGGGCACCGGCGTGGACGGCCTACAGCATCTCATGAAAGACCAGATATGGCTCGACCTCCCATGGACATACGCCGACTGGGAGCAGGCCAACAGAAGACTGGTGCGACGCGGCAGTCCCTATCGGGGACGGCAGCGCATACTCGTGCCGGACACGCCATGGAACCGCAAAGTCATGGACGTGATAGAAGGAAGGAAAACACTCGATGACATCATCAAAAACGAACGGCAACTATGACAAGGTGATGGAAGACGTCAACAATGCGCTCCCGCAAATCGCCGACGGACTGCACCGGTTGGCCGACAAGACGGCCAGTGCGGCTGGAATCGCAGTACACCAGCCGCAGCCCGCGAAAAGCGGCATCTACACGCGCATCGCCGACAACCTCGCCCACGTGAACGACATGCTCAACGGAGAGAAAGCCGAAGAATACGGCAATCCGCGCACCATGTTCCAGAACATTTCCAAACGATGGTTCGAGTGCGACGATGCCGAAGTGGATGTCGCCATCATGATGGCTGAACTGAAAATAGAACGCATCAAATACGACCACGGCAAGGAAGACTCGTATCTGGACGCCATCGCCTACCTCGTAATGGCATTGACGTTCATGCAGGAAAGGAAAAAGAATGACCAGCGATAACCGCAATGTGACGCGGCTGAAGGTAGGCCGTGAAGAATGGCGGAAAATAGAATCCGAGGAAAACAGCTTCATCCTCCGCGAAACCATGTCGCCATATGAGACGGTGGCTTTCATATTCACTGACGCCTTCACAGGAACGCATCTCGGCAACGCCATCATCATTTCGGACATACCGTTCGGCGACTATGAGGCCAGCCCTTGGACATGGAGCATGTTCGCCAAGCTCACCGGCATGACCGAGCAGGAACTCAAAGAACGGTTCCCAGCGGAAGCGAATATGGAAAAACCCGTCCGCATGCGCGATGTACCTGTACGAAATCAAACCGATAAGCGACAAAGAACTGTTGCAGCGCCTCTGCGACGAATAAGGAGAGAAAAAATGCTGAACGACATCACCATCGAACAGTGCGTGGACCATCAAGACCTCATCATGCCATACACGGAAAAACAGTTGAATCCAAACTCGTATGACGTGACATTGCAGGACACCATAATCGTCTACGCCATGGACTCTTCACGGAATACCGGAGGTTATGCTGACGGCGGCGACCACACGCTGCATGGCGTCTACACCAAACAGGTCAGAATCGACGGATACTACATGCTTCAGCCGGGACAGTTCATCCTAGGCGCGACCGTGGAAAAAATCAGCCTCCCGGACAACATGATGGCACGGTTCGACGGGAAAAGCAGTCTTGGCCGACTCGGACTCTGCACGCATGTGACAGCTGGATTCATCGACGCCGGATTCATCGGAACCATCACCGTCGAACTGAAGAACGAGAACAGTTTCCCCATCCTGTTGAAACCCGGCATGAGAATCGGACAGGTGTCGTTCGAATACTTGAACGATGCGGCGGTGAAACCGTACGGCATGGTCGGCCACTATCAGAACCAGAACGCTCCGCAGCCAGCGGTGGAGGTGTGATATGAAATCACCAAGACAATGCCTCGACTGCGGTCGAGACATGACATTAGAGGAATGGTATCCCGAAATGCTGTGCGAAACCTGCAAGCAGGAAATCGATTCGGCGTTGACGGACGAAGATAGACAGGAAGGATTGGAGTATCCAGATGAGTGTTATTAGAGCACTAGCCCACCTCGACCTGACACTATGCAGGCATTGCCTGAAAAAACTCACCAAGAAAGAAATGTGGCTGTTCGACGGATACTGCACGAAATGCTGGAGGCTGCGCGGTGGCGACTGAGACAGAAGGGCAAGGTGATAGGCTCCGATGGAAACCCTGAAGCTCATCGTCTGTACCATCATCCTGTTGGGATTCGTCGCAGCCATCATGGTCGCATGCAACGCGTGGGACACGCGCGTCTTCATCGCATACGTGGCGACGGCAATCCTAGCGGACATGATATGCGTATTATTTGATGACTGAAAAGAGAAAGCCCCCGCATGAACCTTGCGGGGGCTGGAGAGAGAAACCAAAGGAGGGCTGCTGGAAAAACTTCCAACAGCCCTCATTGTATCACAGTCAACGGCACATTGTCAAATACCATTTGTCGCCGGACTCGGCGCCGATGGCGACATACCTCGGCTGGCCGGAAGAAGCGCCGACATAACGGCCCCACAGGAAGCCGTCGGCATAAACACCCCAACCATCCAACACGACCTTATCGCCGCGACCGTAGCTTGCCACAACCTTTCCCCTCATCGACGGTTCGGTGCGCACGTTCAGCGCATCGACCGCAACCTCATACGTGGTGGCGACCACAGTAGGAGCCGGGGAAACCACCGGCACGGGAGCCGGATTCACAGGAGTGTTCGCCCCAACGCCAGCATACTTGTCCCAAGCGGCCTTATCGCCAGCGAAATAGTTCAAGTCAAGCGAACCGGAATAGCCCTCGATATGGCCGTTGGACGTGTACTGGCGCATCGGATACGCCACATAAGACCAAATGGATTCGGCATCCTGCCAGCCGACCGCATCCATCGAAGCATAACACGCCTCCCAAATACCGCAATCATGCTTGGCGCAAATGTCCTTGATGAACGGGATTTCAGAACGCTGAGCATACACGAGCGGCTTCACGCCGGTCAGCCGGATGTACTGGTAGAGGAATTCGTCAAGATAGGCCCGATTGCCCCAAGCGGCGTTATCGTCCGCCTCCCAATCGACGCACGGCACGAACTTCTTCAGATAGCCTTCGGTGCTCTTTGCGAAGAAATACGCCTCCTCGGAAGCGTTCACGCCACGGATATAGTGCATGTACCCGACCGCCATGCCACGGGCTGCCGCGGCCTGAATCTTCGCGTCCGCGCCGACCCACACGGAGTTGACTAGACCATGGTCGTTCGAACATTCGCCAGCGCCCCAAGTGCACTGGACCACCACGCCGTCGGCGTCAATCTTGGAAACGTCGACGTCAGCCTTCCAGTTGCTGATGTCCACAATCCTCATTATTCGGAAACCTCCCTTTCATTGCTTGCGATATGCTTGCCGGTCACCTTAGCCTTGTCGGACATTGCGAAGGATGCCGGACTGATTGAATCGGTCTTGCCGCTCGACGCCACGCACGTCAGCACGCTGGCGATGGCCGCGACCAAGGCGATGCCACAAACGTTCAGCCAATCCACTTCGAACAGGCCGACACCACCGACCACGCCAGCCGACAATGCCGCCTGACATGCGGTGCGGATTGCACGCTCAAACGTGTCAACCCAAAAATCCTTAGTGAACAACATTCACTGCTCCTTACTGTTGGCGTTTGCCAACGGTTCTATTATACTCCGCAGCGCGTCTGGAAGCCTCGGCTTCGGATACTGTTTCAGAAACTCCGGGTCGAGAACTTTGCAGAGTTCGCTCAACCAATGCCCCATCGCGCGAATGTATGAGGTTTTCAAATCGTCCTGAAGACGGAGCTGGTCGCGTTCCTGAATGAACTCGGCAAGCTTCTCGTCCTGCCGGTCGATTTCCCGCTGCATGTTCAATTGGGCTTCCGAAAGCCGCCTGTAGGCTTCGCTCAGGTCGCCGCGCCTGTTTTGCGCCCCAGCGACCGCTGCGACCACGATGGTGAACAGGCCGGTCACTAGGGCTACGATGATGTCAGTGCTCATATGGCACTATTCTAGCCGATAATTGCGATTATGCCAGGACTCCAAGCGGCAAGTGGGCCAAGACGCGGGACGCCATTAGCGTGAAGGCGCCATTCACCAAGGATCCGTGGCGGCTGTCGCGCGAATGGGATACGGTCATCGTGACCGGCAGTGTGAAATACGATGGTTCAAACCAACTGGATCATTCCATGGCGATTGAAACCGTTCCTGCTGGATGGCGACCCTACGGAAATAACTCCGCTGCCTGCGACTATGGTGCGGTGGCTGCGTCCAACGCCAGCTGGTGCAATTTCGTACGACCCGATGGCCGAATCATCGTGCTGGGCAACACCAATGGCGTATACTCCGGTGTGACCGGAGGATGGCAGTGCAGGGAGTGGAGGGCCTAGCCGATATTATACGGGAAAATGCTTGAAACGATACGATTTCCAGTAGTGCCGCCAGCATATTCAAGCCTTACGGCTCCTTCGGTTCTAACGGATACTGTGGTCGGGAGATAAATGTCTCTCGTGGACGCGTAGAAGCTTTCTCCGGCCACCGGGTAGAATGCGCTGTTGTTTATTTGCCCAACAGTCACCGCCGAGCCCCAGCCCGTCAGATTGACGTTGGCGGTCAGCAGGTCGATGTACCCAACGCCGTCAGAAGCCCACATGTGCGCTTGATGCGTACCTAAATGGATGTCACGCCATGGCATGTTCCACCCACGCCACTTATTGTCTTTTCTAATATAATCGCAATTATCGGCCTCATTATGCACCAGTGTGCCTTCAGGCACCATGGTCATGGCGTCACGCTGGGCGGAAGTCCACACCCGCAGCATGTCGCCCTTCATGGCCGCACCGACATACAGCTGCGTGATGACCACGCCAGCGGCAGCCGTGTTCGACACGCCAGCCGGAAGCAGCACTTGAGCCAAAGCCAAAGCGCCGGACGGGACGCCGGGAGCCACAGGCGTCGCCGCCGCCACGCCTTGCACGACGCCGAACACGGGAAAATCCGAATCATCTGACATCGGCGAGCGCGTCTCATGCTGCTTCACATACACCACGTCGATGCGCGAATTAGCGGACGGCGCGGCCTTCAACGGCACTTTCACATCTCCATCATTCTGGATAAGCAGCGCGCCATAACGGTTCAACACCGCGTTGAACGGATGCACCGTCACGCTCATGGAATTGCCGTTGCCCGTCACGAGATTGTCCTGCGAACGGTCTAGGATGCCCGCAATCGGCAGCATCGTGGTCTTGTCGCAGACGAACAGGCCGCTCATGTCGCGGCGCGCGTCCATGAACGACGCATTGCCGGACACTGCGAAGATACTATTCCTCAACGTCATTATCAATCTTTCCTTCCAACGCTTTCAAACGTTCCTCAAGCCTGTCGATACGGTCATGGGCGAGATGGGCTTCATGTATGGCCCACACGCCCAGCATCGGATAGTTGATGCCGCACGGCTCGTAATCATCATTATACTCAACGAACTGCCCCAAACCGTTATCGTCCAGCTCTTCGGCAATCATACCCAAATGGATGGTCGCGCTGTCGCCGTTCAGATTCACATCATCGATGAAACGGTAGAGCGTCCAATCCACGGCACGCATCTGCTCCAACGTGATGTCCGGCTTGAAGAAATCCTGCTTCACCTTGCGGCTGGACTGCGACGTGCCCATCGTGCCGTCCGACAACGCCCACACCGCACGCCATGGGCCGACCGTGAACAGATTATTGTAGGCGTTCGTCGTGTGCGTGCCGCCGCGGTCGGTGGACAACACGCCCCAATTCCACGCATTGCACTTCTGGTCGATGGTCGCGCGGTCATACGAGTTCCTGTTGATGGACGCGGCAACCGTCTGGTCGATGTTCGCGCTGATGTCCAACACCTTCTGAATCGCCTGAGTCAACTGCGAGCCGGAAGGCTTCTCCAATTCGCGCAGACGCCGACCGTACTCGTTCAGGGTGGACACGAGCTTGTTGGTCACCTGAGCCGGATTCTTCACGTCGATGACATCCGTATCGTCGGACGCCAAGGTGGTGCCGTCCTCGGACTCGCCCTGATGCACTACGATTTCCATCATTCCACCGTCACTTTCACACCGTCGAACACGTCACCAAGGGTGAACGTAATCCAATTCGAGCTTTCATCGGCCTTGATGCCGGTGATGCGCCGCGTATGCGCGCCATCCACATAATACCAGTCGCCCTTAGTCGTGAACCTGATATAATCGCCGACCGTATAGTTGGCGAGCGTCTGGTTCACCGAATGCAGGTATCCGCGATGCACTTTCGCTTCCGTCGAAGACACCGGCTGCCAGTAGACGGCTGCCGCCTCGTTGGCATACGCCTGAAGCGTGTTCCGCAGTTTCACGGTCGAATGGCTTGAATCCACGCTCTCCCAAATCGGAGCGCCAGCCTTTTCCAGAATGTCCGTGTAGGCGGACACGACGAGCGTCTTATCGTCGGATTTGCCGGACGTGAACCATTGCAGCGAGGCGAGCTTGTCGCCATCATCCGTGGCGGACAATGAGGCGATGCCCGGCTGCATGGCGGACGCGCTGAAATAGTGGGTTTCGCCGCCAAGCAGCGGATGGCCGGTCTTCATATGCCACTCATACCCCAACCCGTCGGCGGTGCGCGTCGGGAAGAATCCGATGTCGCAACCGTTCTGATAGTTCGTGATGTTCGTCAGCACTTCGCCGACGTAGCTCAAATCGACCGCCTGATAGTTCGCTTCGGACTTGCCGGTTTCAGGGGCTTCCAACACGACAGGCACGTTGCTGTGGGGCCAGCTCATCGCCTGTTCTACGAGATTGCGCGCGACCGTGTTCCATGTGACGTTCTTATAGTACGTGTCATATTGGGTGTCCGGCGAACCATCCGACTTGATGAGGCTTTTACCCATCGCCTTCGCCGGGAGAATCGTCCTATGGTCAAAATACGTCCACATGCCTGAGGCAACCAAGGTGAGGATGCCGGAATCGGCGTCATAGTCCCGGCGCATGAGCACTCCGCCGACCGTCAGCCCATCATCCTCGGCGACCATGACGGTCTTGCCGATGGCTGCGGTGTTCCTCAAATCCAACAACCGCGCGTCGTTCGCGATGTATTGGGTGCGGTCGTCGCCCGACGAGGCGTAGATAGGCACTTTGACGGTGAGCGAGTCGGTGTCGTTCAGCCTCATCTCCCATTCCGCCGACGTGTGCGGCAGCGGGATGATGCGGCGTCCGGTCAGCAGGTCAGCGAGATAGATTCTCACCTCCAAGCCTCCTTCCATTCGACCGTCATCGTCGGCTCGCCCGACTGAACGCCCAACGGCGTGAACTGTATCGTCGCATCGCCATAAGGACGGAACCAGTTCTCTTCGGTGAGGAACATGCTCAAATCCGACTGGTTCTGGAACAGGACGCGCTCGTTGTCGAAGTCGAACACCATCGTCTCGTCCGGGTTGATTTGACGGTGGAACTCGACCGCTTCGCCGGTTTCGATGCAGTGGATGCGCACGCCTTCGGACAGTCCGCCTCTGATTTTCACGACGAGATGCGTCGGCGCGAAACCGCTTCCTGTGATGGCGACACGTCCCGGATTGCCGACTTCGCCTTCCGTCAGCGGGTCGGTCAGCGGGTCGAGAATGCCTTCGCCGTCCGTCGGCACTCCGACGGTCTGCGAGCGCAACGGGCCATACAGGTAGGGGGATGGCGCGAGCAGTCCAATCTGGAATTTGGCTTTGCCGCGATACCGGTATTCGTCCACGGTCATCGACCTGAGTTCCGCGTCGCACGACAATGCGACGCCAGCGCCCTTCCGCACTGTGACCGGAACCAAGCGGCCAGCCATGCCGCGGAGGCGGCGCATCATCTCGTCCGTGTCTTCGACCGTGCTGGTCGCATAGTATCCGTTGACGGTGATGGTGCGCCCATCATAATATGTCGTGCCGGGAACGGCGTTGCCGTCAGCCCTAGCCCAAGAATCCTGTTCGGTCTTGGCTGACGGCAAATCGTCGAAACCGCTCATGGACACCAGTGTGAACTCGTGTCCGGCGTCGCCGTAAAGCGTGATGTCACCCACGGTGACGGTTATCGTGCTCAAGGTCTGACACTTCCAATCATCTCATTGTTCAAAGCGTATCCGAATCGGCGGGCCACAAGCTCCACGTCGCTCAACGGGCTTGCAACCACATTGTCGATGTGGACGCCGCCAGCATACCGCTGGTCGCCAGCCGACACCATTCCAGTATAGTCTTTAAGCCGCGGAGACGACACCATGCCAAGACCGGCCGCGTCAATCTGGTCGAAATCCAGCGAACTCAGCACATCATCGACCTGACCGCGCACGAACGAGCCTTGAGCGCCGATGGATTCGCCGAAGTCGCGCATAAGATGCTCGCCGGACACGCTCGTATAGCCGGAGCCGGAGAACGGTCCAACCTTCGCGGGCGAGAACGGGAAGAAGTCTCGCACCTTCTGCAACGCGCCACTGACCGCGCTTTTCACGCTTTCGACCGCGCCGACAATACCCTGCTTGAAACCGTTCATCAACGCCGCGCCGGAATTGACGAGCCATGAGCCAGCGCCAGCGAACAGTCCGGTGATTTTGCCCGGAATGTTCCTGATGAATCCGAGGATGCGGTCACCCAAGCCCGCGAACGGTCGGGCGATGTTCCCGATAATCGCAGGAACCGCGCCCGCAACGGCCATGAAAATGCTGGGGAAGTTCGCGGCGATGCTGGTCGCCACGCTGATGAACGCGTTCAGCAGTGTCGGCAGACCGTTGATGATGCCTGTAACCAACCCGCCGATGATTGCGGGCAGCTGGTTGATGATGGCGACGGCGATGCCCGGCAACGCCGCGGCCAGCGACGTTATCACGCTCGTGATGGCGGACATCAACGCGGGAATCAGCGTCGGCAATGCGGCGGCGATGCTCTGTCCGATGGACGGGAGCGCGGCCACTACGGTGGCGCCCAACGTTTGGAGGCCGGAAGCCAAGGACGCGCCGAACCCGCTGATGAACCCGGCGATGGCGGCGCTGTTGGCGCTGATGGCGCTGAACGCGGCCTGAACGCCAGCCACCAACGCCTGACCCAAGGAGGTCATGAGCGACGGAATCTGCCCTGCGAGCGTGGCGAACAGGCTTCCGAACGCTTCCAGCATCGGCTGACCATACGTGGCGATAAGGCCGGGCAGCTGGGCGAAAATGTCCGAGAACGCCTGAGTGATTTGCGGCAATATCGTCATCAACGCGGGCGCGAGAGTCTGTCCAACGCTCATGAACGCGTTGGCGATGCCCGGCAATGCGGCGGTGACGCTCGACGCCATCTGCGGGAGGGCTGCTGTGAACGCGCTCGCCATGGCGGGCAGTTTTGTCTGGATGCCGGTAAGCGTGTTGTCGAGGCTCTTCTGCCATTCGTCGAACTTGCCTGACATTTGGGATGGGTCGAGCTTGAACAGCGTCTGGAATCCGGTCGTCAATCCGGTGAATATCGCGCCGGTCACGCCCAGTCTGGATGCGATGTCGCCAATCTTGCCGATTGCCGTGCCGCAGCCCCTGACGGCAACGCCGAATCCCTTCAACGCGCCGGAAGACACCTTCAACGCTGCGGAGCCGATGGTGGCGAACGCGGTCTTTCCAGCGGACGCCAACGGGCTGAACCGTCCGGCAAGACGCGACACGGCGCCGCCAACCGTGGCAGACAATCCGGCGCTAAGAGTCTTCGCGGCGGAAGTCAACGGAGCGAACGGATTCTGCCCCTTGAACGAGCCGAAAACCTTTTCGGCAAGACCGTCGAACGGGAGGGACAACGCGGACGCCGCTTCTGAACCGAACGACTTGAGCGCTCCCTTGACCGTGGAAAGCCCATTACCTACCACAGCTCCAAGCTTGGACATGGTGTCGCCGATGCCGGTCGCGTCCAGCATTTCGCTGAACGCCGTCTTGAACTCGGACGCCTTGCCCTTCACATTCTCGACCATGGAGAGCACGCCGGATTCGACATCGGCCCGCATGGCCTCCATCTTCGTCTTGACGGATGCTGCGGCGTTCGAGAAGGCTTCGGCGAAAATCTCCTTGACCGGCGCCCACTGCTGCGCCGTGTTCGCCACATAGTTGGACAATCCGGCCTTCAGATTGCCGAACGTCTGCATGATGCTGTCGGACGCGGACACCGCCGAGCCGACCAGCGGAAGGAACATGTCGGGAATGTTCAGGCCGGTCAGCTCCTTGAACTCGCGGCCCACCTGCGCGAGCTTGTCACGGTAGATGTCAGCGCTCTGTCCTGCCGTATCCAACGAACGGTAAATATCCGAATCCACGCCGATGGTGTCTGCCGCGGCACGAATGTCATGGAACGCTTGGATGAGGGACGGAGCCTTCTTCCGGGCGGCGGCATCCACTTCGGTATTGAGCGTTTCGAACGCCTTGCGGAACGCTTCGGGAAGCGCTTCCGCGTCGGCGCCCATCGCGTTCAATCCCGTCTGGAGCAGCTTCACATTGTCGGACGCCTGCCCCACACCATTCCGCAGGTTCGCTGCGGCCTGCTGGATGATTTCGAAGCCTTCAGCGCCTTTCTCGCCGAAGCTGAACGCGTACGACTGCAAGTCTTCGAACGCGACGTTGAACTTGCCTATCGCGTTCTGCGCTTTCGTCGATGCGGACAGCGTTTTCGACATCGCGTCGGCCATGGACGCGAGCTTGTCGATGACCGCGGACGATGCGGACACTGCCGCTCCGAATACGCCTGTGAAGCCGGAACCAAGCTTGGCGAGCGTGTATTTCACACCGACCAGCGCGCGCCCGACGAACGGGATGCGGGATGCGAACCGGTCGTTCGTGGCGACCATGAGGGAGAATGCGGTGGCGCCGATGACTCCCACGGTGTTCAGCATGTCGCCCAAAGAGGATAGGAGGTTGACGTTCTGCGAGTTCAGACTGATGAGATTCGTCAACGGTGAAAGGAACTGTTCGACCTGCTGCGGGTTGAACGCCTTGTTGACTGCTGGCGCAAGCTGGTTGACGAACGTCGAAGCCAACGTCGCCGCCGCGTTCGATAACGGCACGAATCCTGCGAGCATTTCGCCGAACGTGTCCACCATGCCCGAATCGGAGATGGCGGTCAACGTCTTGCCGAGGTTGGCGGACAATGCGGTGGCCGCTTCAGCCGACCTTGCGCCAATCGTGTTCTTGATGCTGTTCCACGCACGGTCCGCCGTGACTGGCATGGCGGCGAACCGCCGTTCGATGGCGTCCGCGTTCTCAAGCACCGTATCATACAATGCTTGGCCGCTGATTTGGCCTTCCTTGCCCAACTGTTTCAGTTCGCCTACGGACACGTTGAGATGCTTGGCGAGCATTCGCGCGATTTGCGGCGAGTTCTCCATGATGGAGTTCAACTCATCGCCGTTGACGATGCCCTTGCCTAACGCTTGGGTAATCTGCCGCATGGCACTGGACGCTTCCTGCGTGGACGCGCCCGTGCTAATCATGTTCATGTCGAGCAGTTTGGTGAATTTCGCCGCGTCACCGTAATTGGACACGACTTCCGGCGCGAGCGTGCGGAGACGTGACGCCGACTGGATGAAATCGTCAGTGGCGACGCCGACCTTGTTCGCATATTCCAGCGACGTTTCGAGCGAGCCTTTATAGTCTCCGGCGTCGCCCACCGCGTTCTTCAGCATGGCGGTGGTCTGACCCCACTGGTTGCCCATTTCGACAATGTTGGAGGTCACGCCTTTGACAGCCTTGCCGACCGACGCCACGGCGGCGATGGCGGCTGCGGCGTTCAGATACTTGCCGAGGTCGAGGGTTGCGAAGCCGCTTCCGAAAGCGTCGGCCGAACGCCGACCGCTGGAACCGAAGGAGGTGGACACGCCGTTGAGCGCGCCTTTCACTCCGCCTTGCAGGTTGAGGCTCTTATTGAACGAGCCGGAGAACAGTCTGGACATGCCCAAGCCGTGCGATGCGAAGAGTCGGCTCGTGCCGGACGCCATCTTGGGCTGGACGGCGGGAGTGAGCACCGCGCCCTTGCTTGCCTTGACAAGTGCGGAATGCAAGCCTTCCAACGATGGAAGTACCTGTATCCATGCGGTCGCGATGCTGCCCTTTGCCATCTACTGTTCCTTTCAGTGAAGACCCAACGCCTTGTCGATGTCTTCAGTGTTCATCGAATCGAGTTCGTAATCATCTTCCTTCTTGGTGCTCTTCCGGTTTTCCGGCAATACGCTCTTCGGCTTCCGTCCCCTGCCGGAGTAGGGGGCGAGCGTTGACTGTTGGATGATATCGAGCAGTCGTGCGGTCGCTCCGAACGTGCCTATGAGCTTTGCCCTCTCTATGAGGGTGTATTGCCGCGGACTGCCGTATTGACTTGCGAAATCAGCCAAGATTTGACTGTCCCACTTGTCCGGGTTTATCGCATATGTCAGTCTTTCGACTGGGAATCCAAAAGCGTCGGAAATTTTCCCGAGAGGTATTCCCACGCTTCGAGCACATCATCGTCGAACGCGGCCATGACCGCCTCGTACTTGTCTTCCTTCAGGACGCCGCGCATGAGCTTGTCCACGAGCCAGATGGCCTCCATGCTGTCTTCCACGCCTTCGGAGTGGATGGCCTGCTGGAACTTGCGGTTGCGAAGCAGTTTCGCATAGGCGTCCGCCCAATTGTCGTTGAAGTCTTCGACGGTGATGGTGGGCTTGCGTTTTGCCATTGGTTTTCCTTTCGTATCGGGTTGTGTTCCTTTATAAGGATACCCCACATGCCGGTCAATATGTGATGGCATGTGGGGTATGTTTTCAATGTGGCTGTCACGGCATGACGAGCGACATGGCGTCTAAGCAATGGGCAGATACTCCGACGTTCGTGCAGACAACCTGAGCCGCCACTGGCGAATCTCCTGTCTTGAACGTTTCGGAAAACGCTTCCCAAGTGTAAGTTTTCTTCGTGCTTAGTACGGTTTTAAGCAGGACGGACTGCGTGTCAACGTCTTTTATTTCGACGATAACAGACCCATCAACGTGCCAACCATACAGGTAGCCCGAAAGCCTTAAGTCTTGATTCGGCGGGATAACGAACGTGTCTGAAGTCGAACTGCTCGGATATTGGTCGCCGATGCCAAGGAAATAGCCACCATCAATCGCATAGTCTCGCTGGAGAATGCATTCCGATGGCGTCCATTTCACCGCTCCTTCCTCGAAACTGCCGTTGGGAATCAGGTTTTTGGAGAACTTTCCAAAATCGTAAGCGCCGTGCGAGTTCAGAACGCTCGAATAGCTCGCCGCGCTCCAAACGTTGACTCCGCCGCTTGTGCTTTCAACAGCGGATTTCATGACCTTCAGCCTGAACATTGTGCCTTTCGGCAGGGTGAGAACGCCAGTGTACACGCCATCCTTACCCTTCGTCATCTTCACGCCGGATGTTCGCTGCCAAGGCCCGGACTGACCCCAGTCGCCGAGAATCCACATCGCACCGCCTTCAGCCACCGTATCGTCGGATACGGTGACTGCCAACGTCATATTCGGAGAGCTTACGCTTTTGGGATGGTGATGTACTGCGTCTGTGCGGGCTGGGCCTCGGTCGGATAGGCGGTGATGGTGAACTCGAAGTTCACGAGGGCGGTATGCACGTGGCTGATGTCGCCGGTGATGAGGAACGTGGCGTCGGCCATCACGTTGCGGCGCCTGCGTCCGCCCTTCAGGATTTCGTCGATGACGATGACGTGATGTTCGAGGTCTCCTGCCTGCTCCTTGATGGTGATGGAGCCATCCGCTGTCGAGGACGACTTAGTGACGGTCACGTTGGCGGAGCCGTAGGCGACCTTAAGCAGGTCTTCGTTAAGGGCTTCGATGCACGTGCCCGTCCACGTCTTGGAGAACGTCGGGTCGGCCTGTGCGACGGTATCGCCGCCTGCGGCCACAATGTCGTCGCCCGGCTCGAACGATGCCGGTTCGGTCAGACCGTCTTCGGACAGATAGCCGAGGCCGACGAACGCCTTATCCAGTTCGGTGGTTGCGTCGGTGGGGATTGCGGTGCCCAGTGGGGCGACCCAAACATAGCCGGACTTGTTGGCACTCGCGCCCGGCTTCGAGAATGTCACGTTTGCGGAAGACTGCTTTGCGCCCATCTCATTTTCCTTTCGTAGTTTAACGTTCAATCAGTGGATGGGCGGCGTCGCCGCCGCCCATGCGTGAGGTCACTCGGTGGTGTGGGTGATGGCGTAGAACTTGTCAGTTCCGCCGATGAAGCCCCAGCCGATTGCGACTTCGGTGCGGAGCATCACCTTGTTGACTGCGCCCAAGTCGCCTTCGATGGAGTTGTCCGGGTTGCCGGAGTCGAACACTTCGATGCCGGACAGCGGGATTGCGCCCCAGACGAAACGGTTGGCGAAGTCGCCGATGACCGCATCGAGCACCTTGTGGCTCAACTGGCCGGAGCCGGTGGCCGCGGCGGTGTCGGACACGGTGTTGGAGGCTGCGAGGGTGACGCCGCCAAGGTAGACCATGTTGCCGATGAGCGGAACGTCGGCCGCATACTGGGTCGGCGAGCCGCCAGTAGTGAGGCCGTCGCCGATTGCGGCCATATAGGCGGAGGTGGTGACGCCCTGCGCTGACGCGTCGCCCTGTGCGGCGACCTGTCGCACGGCCTGCTTGAACGCGGTGGCCGCTTCGGCTCCGGTGCCCGGCGTGTAGTTGATGTCTCCGGCCTTGTCGAGCACGTAGCCGTTGGTGCGTGCGACGGTGGACGCGACCTTGGTGGCCGGGTTGACGCCGAAGATGGGAGCGAAGTCGAGGGCGCGGCTGATTGCGCGGTTCACATAAGTTCGGTACTGGTCGAGGATTCCGGCCTGATACGGCTGCGCGAGGATGCTCTGGAGCATGGTCTGCGGGGAACCGGCGCGGAAGGTGGCGTCGGTCGGATTGTATGCGCCGTCAACGCCGAACAGTTTGAGGAACTTCTTCGGGAAACGATAGGAGATGTAGAAGGTGATGGGGTTGATGGTCACGACACCGTTGGTGGCGTCGTTGGAGGACTTCTTCTGTTCGGCTTCGGTCGCGCCGGTGGCGCCTTCGCCGAAGATGCCCATTTCGCCGGAGAAGTCGATGGTCTGCACCTGCGTGCCGATGAGGTCGATTGGGGTGCTGTTGGAAATCTTGGCGATGGCTCCGGCCGCTGGCTGTTCGGAAATCAGCTTGCGGTCAACGAATCCGGGCTTCAGTTCGATTGTCGCTAGAGACATGACTGCCTTTCGTGGTTGATGGTGTCGGCCTTCTGTGTTGCGGCCCCGACTCGGCCTCTACCACGATTGTTTCCGGCTGTGTGCGCCTCGACCCCACGGTCGCCCGTGGGTGGTGCCCTGCATTGTTTAACGACTGTGCTGGGCGGTTCAAGTCAGTACGTTTTTGGGGAGACGGTCGGTCTGGCAATGGCGAAACGAAACTCCGATTGTCTAACCGACCATCTCCAAGACATAGCATAACACCCCATCTGACTTTCGTCAAACGGGGTGTTGAGCAAACCAGAATCACAAGAGAGGAGCTACACATTGCTGCGTAACGACTCTCATTCTACCACCTTCTCGTCGCGGTTCGCGTTCGGCGTGTCGCCGGACTTGCTATGTGGTCCGACTTGGCGCGGTTGCATTGCATATGGGCGGGCACGAGATTGTCCATCCTGTCGCTTCCGCCAGCGGCCCGCGGTATCACATGGTCCGCCGTGAACGATAATGGGTGCGCGGTGTTGCGACCCCAATAGAACGGCGCGCCGCAATAAAAGCAGGGCGCTCCAGTCCGCTTGGTGCGTTCGCGGAGGATGGTGCGGTTCCGATGGTAGAGTCCCGTGTCCTTGCCCATCAGGCAATCACCTCCCTGACCTTGCGTTCCTTCGGACGGTTGACGCCGCGATACCATGCGGCGATGCTGACGCCCTTCAAACCGGCCGTGGTTTCGGTCTTGCGTATCGGCGCGAACTTCCACTGGTCATCCGAACCGGATTTGAGCTTCTGCGCGTTCTGCACTTCGGCGGTCAGCTGCGGGTTGTTCGTATGTTTGAACCGGCCCTCGTTCAGCAGGTCGAGGAATCCTTGCTGGGATGCTAGGAATTCGCTGCCGCTCAGTTGGATGACGTTCAATCCGCGCGGAAGCATGTCCCTTATCGGATTGTTCAATCCGCCAGCGTCCAAGATGAGCGTGGTCTTGCGGGGGCGTGTCTTCAGCTCATCGACCACCCACTGCCATGATTCGGCGGTGGGGCGTTCGTCCACGATTTCGCCGATGATGTACGCCCACTTGTCGTAATGCTGCGAGCCGACCGTCACCTCTTCGGTGCTGGCGGCGACGGACAGGGCGAGCATGCTTGTCGTCGGGTCGAAGGTGAGCGCGTAGACGAGCGTGTCGCGGTCATGCTGGAGGTCGGAGTAGGCGCTGTCCCACAAGTCCATCGGGATTGCGGGAGGAATGCTATCAGCCCACCACAGGCCCAAGTCTTGGATGCGGAAGTCGATGAGTCCGTCCGCGCCGCCCTGTTTGGCTATAGCCACGTCGGTGAGGAACGCTTCGCGTGGAATCACGTCCGGGTAGAGCGGGTTGGTGAGCGCCCACAACTGCTCATCCTCGATGTCGGCCGTCTCGTCGTCGATGCCGTAGCGCACCGCATACGCCATGTCGTCGTTTTCGGCGTTGTCTAGGAACACGTTGAACGTGTCGCCGATGGACGAGGGGAGGAACGGGGTGCCCGTGTAGATTATCATCGCCATGCGGCGCGTTTTCAGAGTCTTGGAAATCATCGCCTCGTATTCGGAGCGGAGTTCCTGTGCCTCGTCGAAGACAACCAAGTCGAACGTGCCGCCCATGCCCGCGGAAGCGCTCTTGCGGGAGCGGAACCGGACGAACGCGCCGTTCCTCAACTGTAGGCGCTCGCGTCCCATGGTGGTGCTGAAATGCGTGACTTCGGCTTTCAGTTCGGGATTCGAATCGATGGCGTCTTTCAAATCCTCCATGATTTTGTTGGCGGCAATCTGCTCGTGCGCGGTGACGAGCACGTTCAGTCCGAGTACGAACAGATAGTAGAGGATTGGGGCGGTGAGGATTTTGGTCTTGCCGTTCTGTCGCGGCATGTTCAATGCGACTCGCTTGTATTTCCAAGTGCCGTCCTTCTTGCGTTGGAAGGCGTTGTTGAGGAATTCGATTTGGAACGGGAGGATTGCGTTCCCACGGCCCCAGTTCACGTATTCCGCGGCCATGATTGCCACGTCGGATGTGGGACGGACGTTCGCCCTCCAGTTTGGATTCTTTACCAGCATGTCACACCACCTGATATTTCTTGAGTACGTCGGAGTTGGCGCCCTTGCCGTAGGCGTCGCCGATGGATGCGATGTCCTGCGCGGTCTGCGGGAACGTGAGTTCGTAATCCAATGTGATGCCCAACGGGTCGAACACGGCGTTCAAATCCTGTTTGATGATGTAGATGCGGCTGACGAAGCTTTCGCGGTTCAATACCAACGCCTGGGTGGTCGCTCCGAGCGTGTCGAGAATCTGCGCGTCCTGCGGTGGGAGTCCGGTTTCCATCTGGAAGCTCAGCACCGTGTTTTGCAGGAGTGTTTTGAGCTGTCCGTTATCCCACTGGCTGAGCCGTTTGACTTCGGGGCGGACGATGGTGTCGTGGTCGTCGTTGGCGTCGAATTTCGTCCAGTTGGCCGGATTCTTGTTCGGGTCGGCCTTGATTACCACGTCTGGGGAGGTGCCGACCACGACGGGTTCGGGCAGCATGAGGTGTTCGAGGTTTTGGGAGATGAGTCCTTCGATGACCATGGCGCGCTGCGCCAACAGTACGGCTTGGTCGGTGACGGGCGCGTGGCTGAGGGTGAGGCATCGGAGGTTTTCGTTGATTTCGTCGGCGTTCTCGTCATAGCAGCGTCCGTCCAAACCCACTGCTGCCACCTTGTCCAAAGGCAGGTCCGCGGAGGGGAGGTAGTCGGTGCTGAGCGGGTCGCCGTCCTGCATGAGGAAGTAGGAGTTGGCGCCGCCGACCGCTTTGGCGAGGATGCGCGTGAAGCTGCGTTTGCCGACCGCGCTGAAGTTGGTGACGCGCACGCGCATGGAGTATGCGTTCTTCACGAGTTCAATCCATGGGAATGAGATTGCCTGTTCGTCCACGATGGTGAGTGTCATGAGCGTTTCGCTTCCTTCGCTACGAGTTTCTGAAGAGTGGTTTTCGGCGCTTTGGCGGCGGTGGTCTTGCTTTTGTGCGAGTCCACTTTGACCGCTTCGTCGAAGTTTTTGGTCATGGTCATGAGCAGCTGCATGAAGCTGACGTAGTTTCGCTGCGCGTTGCTTGCCATGCTCATATAGTATTCGCAGTTATCGTCGGATGTTTCGGCTTTCCGCCCGTACTTCTCCATGTCCGAGTAGGCTTTGTCGATGAGTACGTTGACTTGTTCCATGCGGCTTGAGAGGGCTTCTTCAGTCTTCCCTGCCATGAATCCTCCTTAACTGTTCGGCCATTCGGCGCTGCTGTTCTCGATACCATCGTACCATTTCGGTTTTCGCGATGGTGCGGCGCGTCGGGCTTTCATTGTATTTGGCGGTCAATGGTGTCATGCGAGGCTGTTCCTTACGTAGATTTTGCAGTCGCATCCGGCGTGTCTTGCCCAGACGCCGTAATGGTTGGCGTCGTATGGGTGCCATATTCCGCACAGTTCGAGACACCATTGGCATGTTTCGCCCACCGATTCGCGTACGACTTCTGTCGTCGAGTCGATGGCGAACAGGTTGTTGGTCGCCTCCTGCATCGGCTGGATGGCGAGTTCCCGCTTGTATTTGGCGAGGAAGTCCCTGACGGTCTTTTCGGAACGCTGTTGGCTTAGGAGCCATCCGATTTTCTTGCCGAAGGCGTCGGAGTCGAGCCGTTTTAGTCCCAGTCCAGCGGATTTTTCGGCGACCTGCTTCCAGATGTCTCCCAAGACGCTCCCGGCCAGATGCTTGTCTCCGCTGCTGGCGGCGGCTTGGGCTTGTCGCACCTGCTCGTCGGTGATGATGTCTTTTGCGGCCGGTGAAAGTATTTCCATGAGGTCTTCGACCGACTCCTGTGTGCGCTTCAAGTCAGATACTCCAACTGGTATGTGTAGACGGTGGAGGTGCGTCCGTCCTTGGTCGGCTGGACGTCGGTGGTGTTGAGCATGGGAGCGCCCATGATGTCCCATAGGCTCTGGTTGTACCAGTCGGTCAGGGCGTCGCCGATTTCGGCGCTGAGCGTGTTGTCGGTTCCGCCTGAGAGTTCGCGCGTCACCACGGTGATGGCGATGTCCAAGTGTCGGATGTATGGGGTGATGTCGGACGCGTTCTGGCGTGTGACGATGATGAGCGGATACTGGCCGGTGTTCTTCACGGTCGGATACTTGTCGTATACGCGCGTGTTGAGCCGTTGCGATAGTCCGTCGATGATGTCGTTGACGATTTCGTTGTCTTTGCTCACAGTCCCAATCCTTTCAGCGTGTCGCCGGAGTGCGGCGTCTTGTAGTATTTGATTTCCGTTCCGGCTCGGCGTGTGCCTTTGAAGCTGCTGAGCGTGCGGTATGTGGTCATGGATGGCGGTTTGCCCCTGTATGAGTCCATTCGCAGCTGCGGCATGATTCGTGATGCGACGCGGCGTGACTCCTGTTGGAATCCGGCCGACTGCATAACGATGTTGGTTGCTGCGTTCGGTGCGGCGACCATGATTTTCGCGCCTTTGAGTCTTGCCATCAGTATTGCACCTGCTTCGCGTTGAAGCTCCATTTGAACGGGTTGAACATCATCATGTTTTCTGGGTCGATTGGCGGTTTGATTGAGGTGACGTGGTAGGTGTTCCCATAGTATTCGAGTTCGCCGCCGTCGATTTCGGGCGGCGTGTCTGGCGTGGTGACGTGGATGGTGAGCGAATCCACTTCGGTCATGTTGTCGAACGTGCTCGTGTCTTCGCTCGTGGTGTTCGCGGTCACGATGCCTTTGACGGTGTGTTGGCCGTCGCCGGTGTCGATGGTGATTTCGTGTGTTTTGAGTCCGTAGCGCATCAGAGTTGGAACCTTGCTATGGTGGCGCGTCCGACGCCGAGCTGTTTGAGCTGGTTGCTTGTGAAGAACACGTCGTCCGTGTTGCCTCGCCATTCGCCGGTGAAACTGTAGCCGCCCGCCGTTTGGGTGAATGTTTTGAACGCGCTCAGGTCGGTGTCGCTTTCGGATGTGGCTTCCTTGCGGCTCACGTCCTGTGCGACGCTGACGCCGATGATGTCGGCAACCATTTGACGGGTGAGCGGGTCTTCCGCGACCTGCTTGTCCAAGTCGTCGCCTTGGTTGCGGTACATCATGCGTAGCACGTTGGATGCGGCTCCGCGTTTGCGTTCCTCGTAGTCCACGAGGTCTACGGGCACTTTGTGGCGCAGGTATGCTTCGGTGTCTTCGACGGTGGCGAGCGGCTTCAGTTCGTCGGTCAATTCCTTTCCTTCCAGTCGTGCATCGAGAGTCCCAACTGTAGGATGCGCTCGGCAAAACGTTTTACCAGCTTGTCTTTCTCGTCTTCGGCCAGTTCCGTGGGTGTGGTCACCACTATGTCGTCGTCGATGATTGAGAGGGTCGCGGGAATGGTTTCGTCGCGCATCATCATGCTGAGGATTCGGATGTCACGCATGTGCCGCTCCCATCCAGTCGGGGGTCTTGGTCGCCGGTTCGACGGTCACAGGGGTGACGCGCGTGCGGCTGTTGATGCTCGCGGCAAGCTGCTTCTCGAACTCGTCGAGACGCGTCTCGTCTTCAGGCAGCAGCTCCGCGCTCAGCCTGTACTGTTCGGCGATGGCGTTGCGCTTCGCCTGCAACAGGCCAAGGCTGATGCCCTTCTCACGGGCCTCATTGACGCGCTTCTCGGTCTCTTCAGCTAGTTTTCGGGCGTCTTCGGCTTCCTTCTGGGCCGCTTCGAGCTTTTCGCGTTCCTTGGCGAGTTTTCGGCTGATGATGGCGTCGAGTTGGGCTTGGGTGATTGTCGGCTCCTGCGCTGCGCTTCCAGTCGAGCCTTCAGAGCCTCCCATTCCGGTACCGGTCGCATCCAGTTCCACTCCTTCCACTAGTCGGATTCGCTTGTTCAAGTATCGTTTGAAGTTCATATCAGCCTTTCCAGTCTTAACCGCATCGTGAGTTCCACGATGTCCGTAGCAGCATTATACGCCCTGCGCAGGTCCATCCGCGCCTTCAGTGTCTTCGGATTGTCGAAGTCTTCAGGCAATGCGACCAGATGCCGTCCGAGTTCTTCTTGGATTGAGCGGGCTTGGTTCTCAATCGTTTGGATGGGTGCAGTCAAGTTCCATCTCCTTCTTGTAGGTCGCGACCAAGCAGTCGTGCTCGAATCCGCCTTCGTCAACGGTCTGAATCGTCGTGTAATGCACTGGCGTGTTCGCGTATTCGCAGAACCATGCGAACGCGAGCATGATGGTCACTGTGATGGCGATTGCTCCGCGTGCGACTGTGAGGAACGTGTCATGCAT